ACCTTATTTGTCTTAGCTATCTTGGCTAGGGTTGTTAATACTGCGTCACTATATCCACCATTAAGTCCTCCAGCATCAGGAACGTATAGATTACCGTTTAACATTTTTACTATGGCATAACCTGTGGCATCTTTTCCCTTTCCTGAGGGGTCTACAAACATGACTGAGCCTGTATATTCAATCCAATCACCGAATTGTTGGGCAGGTCGGTAGAAATGATCACCATTAAAGCCAACACAAGGGAGTTCTTTGATGACATATTCGGGGGAAGAAGACCAGATTACCTTCTCTGGTGCATGATCTGGGTTAACTGAAGAGATTATTAGGTCTGAAAGTTTAAGAGGGTATCTATCCTGGTCTGATAACGAAGTATCAAGCATAAATTGTAAAGAGAACCCAGAACGTCCGTAGGACGCTTCACGTTCCATTAGATCTATTGCAGTGAATCTTTCTGGGTCAACAGGATCTTTAGGCTTTACAAGCTCTTCTTGAAGGCTCTGAGCTAACTTAGGAGCTAGTCTATCCCCATAGTTGTTTTTAAGGTCTGGATAACGTGCAGTCCAGATGCGAGTTGTATATCCACGCTCTTCTAAGGTTAGATATAAAGATTGTTCTGTTTGTGGAGTACCGAGAAAGGTTATTTTACCGTTAGGTTTAAGGATGGCATCAAATTCTTTTACAGCTTCACTTAACTTGTCTCTCATCGGTTGGGTAAAGCTGTTGTTTGGTACTTCCACGTCATCAGCTATAACTTCATCTGCTCTACTACCTGCCATTTGTCCCAGAACACCCTGTGACTTTACAGAAGGGGCGTGGTCAGCTTGAGCAGGGCCAACATCAAAACTTATCTTAGAGTTTCTCTGAGAGTCTTCTGGACGTAGTGGAGCTAATATTGGCATCTCGTTTATAAGACGCATGGTGAAAGTAGAGAAGTTATCAGCCCTATCCTTACTTGCAGAGACAACAAGGAACTTTAACTGTGGATTCATCCTTAGTTTCCACACAACGTAGGTAGATGTAATCCAACTTTTACCTACACCTCTAAAAGCTTGTATGATTTTTCTTCTAGGGCCGTATTGTAAGTATTCAGCTATGTCTAATTGAACAGGAGTAGGATCTGGCAGGTTAAGATGTCGCCAGGTAATGATCAGGAAATATCTAAAGTCTTGTAGTTTTTCAGGAAGCGGTTGCATAAAGATCTTTTACTCGTTGTAGAGGAATGGCAGCAACAGCAGGGACAATACTATTGCCTAGTGCTTTAAGTCTGTCCACCCGATTGGATAACCCATCATCTCCTCTACAAAGTGTGGGTTTAGATTTGTATCCTTTCCAGTTTGGGTTGAGCGTGATTCCACTATTACGCCAGGTAAACGTCCTTTCTTTGCAGCTTTCTTGTAATTCATATTCTCCCCTGAGTCCTTGTAGTCTCTCGCTGTCGGGGTAGGAAGTATTGATACTGCATCGCTCAGTTTCACTCCCCATCTTTCTCCCTTCTGATTTTCTCTGAAGAAGCTGCCGTTCTTGTGTTGAACGTCTTTCGCTACTCCTCCCTCCCCATCTGACGCTGTTGGGGTAGGCAACGAGCCACCATCTGCTGCGTCTATGACAGGCTCCCAAAGAACTTGCTGATATAACTGCCCATTCTGCATCATACCCTGCTTCGGAAAGTTCCCTGAGAACAATGTCCAACCCTCTATTAAGGATCGCTGCCACGTTTTCCAAGACAACGTATTTGGGTCGTACCATGCGTATGACTCTGATGAGTTCGTAAAATAAACCTGATCTGGTTTCTTTTGTAATACCTTTTTGAAGACCTGCAACTGATATGTCTTGGCACGGAAAACCCCCTGTGATGATGTCAAACTCTCCAGATTTAGCTGTGAATGTTGTGATGTCGTCATGGATGGGAACGTGTGACCAATGTTTGTTAAGGATTTTTTGGCAGTAAGGGTTGATTTCTATAAACTGAGTTGTTTTAAAACCACCTACAAGTTTTTCAGCAGCGTAACTAAAACCACCAATACCTGCAAAGGTATCTAAAAGTTTCATAGGCTATCTTTCTATACTGGGAATTACATCAAGGTCTGGAAGGTTTGACATCAGATCTTCCATAGGACTCTTCTCTGTTGGTATGCACTCGATACCATTATCTTTTAACAATTGTCTCGCTACGTTAAGATCACCTGGTTTTGCTTCTCCACTTTCTATCCGTCCTAATAGTTCTCTAATAAGAACTGTATGAAGAGTTTCTAATAATTTTATTTTCTTGTTATCTGCCATAGGTACAATGTCTGTTGAAACTAATATACTATTTTTTAGCAAATTATGCCCAATGCGTTAATAGGTCAACGGTTTAACCTTGATGATCGTGTCATAAGAAAATTTACAACAGGATTTTCTAATAAGTACAAAATAAAAAGAGGAAGCATCACAGAAGCTCTTACAAGAGTTAATAAGGTTGGTGTTAAAAAATACTATTACAAAGTCTTATGGGATGATAAAAGATCATCTGAACACGCTCAACATAGTCTTGAATCTGTCGAGTAAAGTTTTTTTAGCCTTATATTTTTTCTTTGCTTTTACATTTTTAGTGTAATGATGCAAAGCCATTTCAACTCGTAAGAGCTTAGTTTCTGTTTCCGTTATACGTTGCATGGCTGCCATGATTAAAAAATCTTGCAGTTTAGTTTCCTTTATAAGTTCACAACAGATTTCTTCCATTACAGCATTAGGCATATCTCTCACCTCTCTTTTTCTTATTTCAATTTCAAGTTCTATCTGAGGAGGTGGATTACCTACAAGAACATCAAAAAATTCTTTATGGTTCATTTACCTGGGAAGAGTGCTTTCTCCAACATATCGCATAATTTATCATCAACATCATTGTCTGTTTTTGTTACACAGGCACGAACAAGATCAAGAGCAAGTTGTCTAATTGCTTTGGACTTAAGAAAGGTGAAAAGGATTGGTTTGAATAGGGCAAGCATGAGTTTTGTTATATATACTTTCCAAGTATGTCATTATTTGCTAATTTTGGCTTGACTCCCTACACAAGTCAATAAGCCCTATTATCCCCAAATAGGGTTTTTTCTTATAAAAAACATGGAAGATCAAGAAGAAAAAGAAGGTAATCGTGTCGAAACGATTGTCAAAATTGCTGTTCTAGTCTGGTCTGCAAGTATGCTGACTCTTTCTTACTATGAACCTGCTGACGGAAAGAAGATAGTGGACTTTGATCCAACTTTCATCGCTTCGATTTTCAGTGGAAGTCTAGCCAGTTTCGGCCTACAGGTAGGCAAAAAGAAAAATGGTAACGGTAATGGCAATGGAAAAGCACCTAAGATAGTAGATAATAAAGATAACAACGTAGGCATCCAATGAAGAAACTATTATTGCTAGGTTTATTTATAGCTGCACCTTGCTACGCAAACGGAGTGCCAAGCTGGACCACAGGTTCATCTAATAGAACTGAGAATACTACTCAGACTATTACACGCTCGATAGTGACCGAGAAATATGGATCTGCTTTAAATACTTGGGAAGCATCTAATGTTGCTGTTACAAGTGCTGCTAGTGGTGGCATAACTCATGCAGATGCAATCTTTACTCCTAAAGTTGATACTGCTGATTGGTCGTTATCCATAACTACCAGAGCAGCCAGCCAAAAGACTGAACAAATTACACAGAATGATGCGATTACGACTACAAGCGTTATTACTAGCTTGTCTGTGTTTAGCCAGTAATCAAGTAAGAGCAGAAAGTGATACTAACGTAACTGCTCAACCTAATGCTGTTGGTAATTCTAGTATTATCAACCAGAACATGAATATAAACCAAGGAGCTACAAGTAAAAATCAATATGGAAATTTAGTATGTTCACAACCTTCTATGAGTTTTACACCTTTTTATACAGGTAATGATGCACAAGGAGGAGAAACTTACAGTATTAACGAAGGTTGGGGATTTCAAATGTCATTTATGGTTCCACTAGGAGTCAATAACCAAACTTGCTCAGAGTTAGCAACCGTAAAGCTAGACTTAGCCAAAGAAGAACTAAACAAAAATATATACGATAAAAACCTCGTAAGGATTTTGAAGTGTTCACAGCTTCACGCTAGTGGATATATGATAAATCCTAAATCAGAATTTGCTTATCTTTGCTCAGATGTAATAAATATTAGGGCTTACGTTCGTCAGAACTCTGATCTTTTTTCTGAAAATTAGCTACTTCTTTCTTTAACACCTTAGTAAATATCTTTTTAAATATTTTCTTGATTTGAGCTACTACAGCTTGCATTGCAATACCACCAGCTACAGAAACTACAGATGCAGTACCAGCAGCTATAACAGAAGAAGCTATAACCTCTGGTGCTGGTATTGGCATCTCCCCGAAGAATGGTAAATTAAAAGTACTTACATTTTCTACCGTTGATAAAGTTTCTTTGGTTCCTGGCAAGTTGCTCGGTATTGGGGGTGGTTGTATTCCTGATACTTCCTCCGTTGAAGATGATGCTTCTTCTGAAGCAGATTCCTGATCTTCCCCAAGTCCCGACTGTACCTGTTCCAGAGAAGGTAGAAGGAGTGGATCTAAATATGGAATCTCTGCCAAAGGTGGATAAAATATTGTACTAGGCGGTACTAAAGTTTCTGGTAAATTAATTTCTGGTATTTCCATAAAAACTAAACAGCACTACGAGATCTGCATGATCTTGTTTTACAAGCACCACTGCAATATATACGTCTTTGTTCCATTGTATCGAAAGTAGTTCCGCACACTGGGCATTGTTTTGTTAGGCAACCATTGTTATCTACTTTTTTTTTGCTGGTTTTACTTCTTCTTCTGCTCTATCACCTAAAATTGCATTAATTTGAATAGCTCTGTTCTGACAGTTTTTTTGAACCTGTACCGCTTCGTCAAAGTTTTTTTGTAATGTTTGAAGTTCTTGTTGAAGTTCTTGTGTTGTTTTTCTAGGCATAAATTAATACTTTGTTTTACCTAGTGTTACAGCAGAATCCTGTGCTGTAAAGTTTTCACTACCCCAGATACTGGTAGTACCATCTTCTTTTTTGTAAGCCTTGATAATTTCAAGGTGTTCAACGTTTCTCTTTACTTTATCTTTTTGTTCATCTGTAAGAGAAGACAAAGCAGCAAGGGTGTTAATTACAGTTACGCTATCTCCAGCATTAGTGAAGATAGTTGAAATTTCATCAGTAGTACGTTCAGCCATTTGATTCAATATTTATTATTAATTTTACTATGTACATTTATTTATTGCCATTTATACAGTTACTTCCATTGCTGTAATAATTGAAGGAAATCTCCCAACGCTAGAGGCGTTACTATCATCGTCGTTTCTACCTAAGTAAAACGTACCTGCATCAGAAGCTGCTCTTTTATGTTGAATACTGTAAGTTACCGCAGATGTAGTAGCTGGAGAATCTAAAAATTCAAAAGAGGTTTGTATGTATGATAAAGAACCTTCAGCATAAGAATCAACAACTGTACCTGCTTGTACTCTATTCCCATCACTGTCTCCAACAGACCCACTTATTCCTGATCCTCCTCTAGCTAATCTAAAATAATGCGCCCAAGCACTTCCGCTAGGAAAACCAACAAATGTAAATCTGACTAATATTTTATTAGAGTTAGATGAAGGAGTAATGCTAACTGTTGGACCTATATTTGCAAAGCTATCGGCTGTAGATGATGCGGTATCTGTTTTTACTGACTGAACAACTTGAATAATTCCACCATTAGAACCACTTGGAAGCCCACCGACAGGAACGATTGAATTGACTTTAAGTTGGCTCATGGTGCAATCTCCGTAGCTGTGAATAATGAAATATATCTACTGACTTCTCCACTATTACTATCACTATCATTTCGATTCAAATACATAGTTCTTGTAGTTCCTGATCCATGTCCCATTGCAAAACTATACGTTAAAGAAGAAGTTGATGCGGGTTTGTCTAATAAATAAATAGGAAAACTAAACGGATGGTAAGTAGACTCTGATCTACCCCCTGCTGAAGTTTGCTGTCTGTTACCAGAACCATCACCAATTGACGTAGAAGTACTACCACCATTAACTGCTGTTGTTAAAACACTACCACCTTTTCTATAGGTTATATGGATTTCTTGTGAACCCCCAGAACAGTTAACAGTTATAAAACCTCCTAATAATATCAAGCTAGAAGTGCTAGATGGGGTAATGCTAACAGAAAAAAAAGAGTCAGTAGTACCCTGCGCTCCTGAAGCTACACTTACTGAAGATGTGTCAGTTTTTACTGTTTGAACTATCTGTAATACTCTTGATAAAGTATTACCAGAAGTATCTTGTAAAGTGTTAACTTTTAATGTACTCATGGTTTGGGATATTTAGCTTTAACAGCAGCAACGTGATCTTTCCATGTAGTCGTACCATTAACAGCGTCTTTGTACTGCATATCTAGCTGGTCGCCTATAGAAGCATAAATAGTGTCTGT